ATGGCGATCGCGGGCGGAGTTGTCGGCGCGCTAGTGGCCGGTTCGGGATTGCCCGGGCGGCTATGGCCGGCGGCCACCGCCGAGGCCGCAACCCATCACGTGCGCGCGATCACGGCCGAACAGTTCATCCTGGTCGATCGGACGGGCATCAAGAGGGCTGAGCTCGTGATGGAGCGCGGCGAGCCGCTACTCGAGTTTTACGGGCCGACCGGCAAGATCGAGCGCGCCTCGATCGGCGTCGATCTGAAGGGCACGGCGCGCGCGCGCTTCTATTCCAGCACCGGAATTTCGCAAGCCGCGCTCGGCGTGACCGGCGAAGGGCGCGCGGGTCTCGCGCTGCTCGATCGCCTGCAGCATCTGCGCGCCACCTTCGACGTCGCGATCGGCGGCGAGCCGACACTGCGGCTCTATGACGAAAAGAGTGCCCGGATGGGGCTGGACATCACCGAGGCTGGCTCGCCGGGCTTCGCGCTGCTCGACCCCGACGGCAAGACGCGCGCCGCGATGGTGCTGAGCAACGACAACAGTCCATCGCTGACGCTGTATGGCGCCGACGGCAAGCCGATAAGATCGCTGCCGTAGCGCCGCGAGGGCGGCGCGTCGGCAGCGCCTGCCCCCCCCGGCCGCCACGGATGGCGCGGGGCTCCGCCCGCGCGCCATCCGCGCGTCCCGCGTGCGGTATCGCGCCGTCGCCGGCGGCGGCGGCGCGCCCACGCTACGCGCGGCGCCCGCCCGCCGCCGCAGCCGGCTCCAGCAGCGGCTCGTCGGCTGCCGCTTCCGGCAGCCCGAGCCGCCGCAGCACCTCGCGCTGGCCGACGCGTAAACCGCGGTCGGCCAGCTCGGCCACCATGTCGGCGAAGAGTTTGACGTCGTTGTCGGCGGAGAGGCCCAGCGCGAGCCGCGGATAGCGGCGCTGCGGCCCCAAATTGAGATCGACGATCGGCCGCACCAGGTCGCGCGTGAGCGTCGCGCCCAGGCGCCGCGCGTCGGACTCCATGATGTCGCGGCGCACGGCGTCGTGCACTTGCGCCGCCGCGCGCGAGCCGCCGCCCTCGCGCGGCGTCTCGGTGGTGAGGGTTTGCCCGAGCACCGCCTTGCTCACCTGCTTGTCGAGGTACTCGCAGAAGCGCTCGTAGACTTCGGCGCCGCCGGCTCCGCGCGTCTCGACGAATTCGATCAGCATCGATTCCGGAATGATCGCGGCTGCATCCGTCCCGATATTCGCGACCGCGCTCAGGAGCGCCTGCTTGTCGGCTTCGGTTGCGCCGGGACTGTATTTGCCGAGACGCAGCGGCTGGCCGAAAATCTCGGCGAACGTCACCCAGTCCTTGAGCACGTAATTCTTGAACAGGTAGGCCCATCCGGCCGCGCGCGCGATTCCGCCGCGCACCGGCAAGCCGGCCTTGGCCTTGGCCACGTGCACGATAAACTTGAACGGTGCGAGCGGCGCGGTGAGTGGCTGGATTCCGATTCGCGCATCGTTGCCGTTCCCGGCGTACCATCGCGAGCCCCGGTAATGCGACCCGCTCGCGCGCGGCCCATCCGGCGACAGTTTCGCGGGCGAGACCGCCGCGGCATCCGCCGGCACCAGCGGCCCTTCATCGCGCAGCGTGCGCACCAGCAATTCCTCGCCCGAGATCCAGTCGAACATGAACCAGCGCGGGTCGCGCCACATCAGGCGCCTGGGGATCCATTCGCGGCCGGTGGTGTCCCAGATGATCTCGGTCGCCGAGAAGCCTTTGCCGACCGCGTCGAGGATGTCGTACAGCGCGCTTTCGAGGTCGAACGCGCCGCCGCCGACGAAGTCACGCACCAGGTCGGCTGCCCGCTGGTCCTCGGCCGCTTCGGAGGCGGGCGTGACAATCAGCTCGGCGCCGGCGACTGCCTGTTTGCGGGTGCTGATCACGGCCAGGTAGTGCAGGTCCTTCTCCTCCATCTCCTCGGCCAGTTCGAGATAGAGATAGGGATCGCCGGCTTCGGCCTCGCGCTGGATCGCGATCAGTTTTTCGGGCGTGAGCCCGACCGACGGATGCATCATCGAGTAGATGTTGCGCACGCCGGCCATGGTGGGCGCGGCCTGCTCGTCGCGCAGTTGTGCGGTGTCGACTTCGCGCCCGTACGCGTCATAGAGTTTCATGCTTTTTTTTCACCAACCCTCGCGACGCCGCTCCGAGGTCGCGGCTGATCACTTTGAACGCCGCGATCTCGGTGGCCTCGCATATCCGTTCTTCCCGATCACATCCACGCCCAGGCGCGCGCCCGGCCGCCGCGCACGGCCGGCGGCGCCGCCTCTGCCTCATCCTCCGGAGGCCCGAACGGATCGCGCGCGCCGCCTACGGACTTCAGCGCGGCCGCGCGCCGCGGCGCGGCTGTGTACGAAATCTCCTGCGCGCGGATACTGCTCGCGTAGTAGGCGAGCGCGCCGGCGATCGCCGCGTCGCCGTGACGCCCCTTCTGATCGCGCCGCTCGGAGATGTGGGCGTAGCCGTGTTCGATTTCGAGTGCGCGATGGTCCGCGAGAATTTCCGCGTCGCGCGGCAACTCGACCATCCCGTCCTCGAACGCCGCCTTGTAGCGCGGCATGTTATCGCGATACCACTGCGCCGAGAGCATCACCTGCTCGACCCGCGCGCCATAACGCTGGCGCGCGGTCTCGGCCAGGTATTGCCCGTTGCCGCGCGCATCCAGCGCGCCGCCGATAAGGCGCGGCAGGCGGTCCACGATATAAAACAGGATCTGCTCCTGCTGGCGGAACGGTACCCGGCGGAGTTCAACCACGAACGGCGTGCGCCGCACCAGGTTGGGTGCGATCTGCAACGGCCAGAAAACGCTCAAGTCGCCGTTGCGCCCGAAGTCCTCGCCGAAACAGCTCATCAGGTTGTCCAGCCGCTTGAGCGCCGGGTCGAGGTTGCGCTCGCACCAATCGCGCGCCGCGCCCACCCGATACTCCTCGGGCCGCTCGCTGAATTCGGCCGCGACTTCCCATCGCAGCACCGGCACGCCCGCACGCATCCGGCTCTCGATCAGCATCGAGCTCAAAAACGCCCCCGCACTCGCGCGCGGCACGCACAAGAGCTCCTCGCTCGCGGCGTCGCCGTACTCGGCGAAGATGCGCGCGCGCCACTCGCGCTCGGCCGCCGCGCTGAAGCGCCGTCCGGCCTTCTGGCACATCCGATGGTACAGTCCCTCGGCCAGCGCGTCGTCGAGGGTCACGCGATGGAGCGAATACGGGCGCCGCCCGGCGCGGATGTCGTTGACCAGTTCGTTGAACGGGTTCTCGGCGCCGTTGTGGGTCGAGATCACGTGCACCAGCCCGCCCCACATCGTGAACGCCATCGCGGCCTTCATCAGTTCGGGCAGGTTGTCGTGGAAGGCGGCCTCGTCGATCACGGCGCGCCCCTGCTTCCCGCGCAGGTTGGAGGGGCGCGAGCTGAGCGCGACGATCTTGTGCCCGGAAGCGAAGCGGATGCGGTACGCCAGCAGATCGCGGCGCTCGTCCTCCAGGACGACCTCTTCGATCGCGTGCGCCGCCTTGTTGAACTGGCGCGCCCACGCGGCCGCGGTCTCGACGAACTCGCGCGCCATGTCGCGGTTGTAGCCGAGGTACCAGGTGTCCATCCCGGCCGCCGCGGCGGCCGAGAGCGCGGCGTCGGCCGCCTCGGCCCAGGTGATCCCGACGCGGCGCGATTTCTCGGCCACCTTGACCGCGGCGTCGTCGGCGATCCAGCGGACCTGGTAGGGCAGGAGGACGTCGCGCGCCACGGTGTGAATCGCGCTGGGCGGGATTTTTTCGCCTGTCTTATCGTTGGGCTTGTCGTCCGCCTTGCTTGCAGTTTTGCCGCGCGAATGCCGCGCCTGTGGAGGCGCGCCGCCGCCGTCCTTCCGCTTTTGCGTCCTGTTGTTAGTCATCGCGTGCTTCTCCCGATTTTTCGCCGACAGACTCGCGCTCGGGGAGCGCTATCCTCATGGGCGCCGGTTCGTCGGCGCTCGATCGCTCGCGGCCGCCGCCCGCAAGCCGATACGCCGCCGCGGACGCCTCGTCGATGCCCACCGCCACCGGCATCTCCACGATCTCGAGCAGCGCCGCGCGGATCCGCTTCTCGGCCGCGGCCGACAATCCGCCGGGCGATCCTTTGCGCGCCGCCGCGACCACCTTGCGCTCGGCCGCGAGCACCCGCCGCCCGATCCCGACGCGCATTTCTTCGGCCGCCCGGCGCATCTGCACCGACGAGCGGCAGATCGAAGCGACGTTGCGGGCGAGCGAGTTGACGTCGATCTTCTCCGGGTCGGCCTCCTTCAGTTCGACCAGCACCCGGAACAGGTCGCCCTGCACCAGGCGCATCAAGCCCTCATTGATCGTGTCGTCGGCCGCGCCCGCCGCCTTGACCACCGCGCGCGCCTGCTCGGTCGCGAGCTTGAGCGCTTCGAGCTTGCGGTCGAGCGCTCTGCCGTAGCGGGCGAGCGCCGTGTGGCTGATGGAGTAACCATTCTCGCGGAGCCATCGCGCGAGCCCGCGATAATCCGAGAACGCGCCCGCGACCAGGCGGCGATCGAACTCGGCCCGCAAATCGGGCGGCAGTCTTTTGATCTTGCCTTTGTACGGAGGCTTTTCCGCGCCGGGCGCCGCGATCTCCTCCGGTGCGCTTTTTTCAATGACCTTCACGCCTCTGCTCCGATGTCGCGGCTGGTGCCGCTACCGCCCGGCTCGTTGTCGATCAGCCCCATAAGGTCTGACCTTCTTGGGTCATCCTGAGCGAAACGAGTCCGCGAGCGGTTCTGGCTTCTTCTGTCATCCTGAGCGAGCGCTGCGCGAGTCGAAGGACCCCGATCTTTCTGGGCGAGCATCGCGAGAGTCTCGGAGCACAAGGATCCGGGGTCCCTCGACTCGCAGACTCGCTCGGGATGACAAAAGAAAAAAGCTTCACTACGCGCATCGCCGCGCCCTCACCAATACTTGCGCGGGCGCGCGATCCCGGCCGGCGCCGGCGCCGTGTACTCGACCACGTCGACCCCGCTCGCGGTCAGTCGCGCGTACCAGGTTTCGTTCTCCTCGCCTTCGATTTCGAGCAGGCCGCGGTCGCGCAGGTAGCTCAACTCGCGGCGCAGCGCATTGAGCGTGATCGTAAGCTTGATGTCGGCCAGCACGCGCCACACGATAGTCTCCGAGACCGCGATCGGGCGGCCGGCGTCGAGCACGCGCAGGATCCGCCAGCGGGCCTCCTCGCGCTGCCTCTGCTCCAGGTTCATCGCATCCATCTGCTGCACCTTTTCACTCGCTCCCTCCGGTTGGGCGCTTCATCGCCTGGCGTTGCGCGACGGGCGATCCGTGGCGCGCCGCTCCCTAAAGCGTCTCGACGCGATCGCCGAGGCGCTCCTTGAGTTCGTTGATCTCGTCGCGCAACTCGGTCCGCATCGCGTCCAGCTTGGCGTCGAGCGTGCTCGAGAAGCGGATCCAGTCCTCGCGCCGCACGTACTCCAGCGGCAACTGCGCCTTAAGCCGCATCACTTCGCGTTCGATCTCGTGCGAGAAGTCGCTGCCCTCGCGCTTGAGCGAGGCGATCTGCACCGTCTGCACGCTTTCGTGCCGCTCGAACAGCCAGCGCAGCGTCCCCGCGTTGAGCGCGATAAACGCCATCAGCGCCGCCGCCATCGTCGCGAGCGCGTCCCAGTTCATCACTTGCGCTCGGGCTCCGTATGCGATTTGAGGGCGAGCGCCCCCGCCATCGCCAGCAACACCATCCCCAGGCCGCGCCCGTAGGCGTCGGCGTCGCCCGGCGTGAAACGCCAGGTCGCCACCACCTGCACCACCCAGAACGCGACGTACATCAGCGCCCCCAGCACGCCGATCACCCGGCCCGCGTCGTAGGTCAGGTTGTCCTTGCCGGTCAGGCAGTCACTCACGAACTTCATTGGATGTTCTCCGCTTGGGCGCGCGCGGGATGCTCCGTGTGCGCGCATCCTGCGAGCACCGCGTCGCGCTCGCGCACCGCGCCTTTCAGGATCGCGACCGCCGCCGCATACGCGCGCATCGTGTCGGCCGGCGGCGATTCGGGTTTGAGTCCGGCGACCGGCAGCGCGGGGTCCGCGAGCGTCGGTGCCGGACACGGGGTCTCGTGCAGCACCGGCACCTGCACCATCAGCGGACGCACCGTCGGCGCGGGCCCCGCGCCGGCGGCGCATCCGGCGAGCGCGAATGCGCCGGCGAGCATCGCGGCAGAGCGGAGTTTGCCAACGCTGCGCCACGCGCTGAGCTCTCCCCCTATGTCTTGGGGGAGGATTGGGGTGAGGGTCGAGCGAGGAAGCGCTTTTTTCACTGACACTCGCGACGCGCCTCCGATGTCGGCGCTTGGCCCGCTGCTGCTCGTCTTGCCGGTTGATTCCCCGTC